CTTTGACCAAAACCAAAAGCATTGTCTCTACCTGTATTTAATTCTGTTGTTTCACTCCATGATGAACCGTTATAAGATTCTACTAAATCAACTTTTGAACTGCCTGCAAAGAAAAGAGCAGATGTAGAAGTACCTGCAGCGGCTGCACTTTCTCTTCCAGTACTAATATCTGCAGATGCATCTGTCCAAGCGGTACCATTATAATTATAAGATTCTGTTTGAAATTGAGGTGATGGAGGTGTGGAGTGAGATCCTCCAAAAATAAAACCAGCTGTTTGTGTTCCTGCTTGACCACCATAGGATAGAGCTACAGGTAAGGCTCCACCAGAAGCCCACGTAGCATTTGATATTCCAGACGCAGTTGTATCGCTTGCTAAAGTCCGAACTTTAAATCCTTTAATTTCTTTGTATGTACTCATAGGAGTTTAACTACTATGGTAAGTTGTAAATAGCTGGTCTTGAGTGATTAGCTTTGTAATCATCTGACTCTGAATCGTAAGCTGCTTGTGCCGCTTCGATTTCACCAGTAACGATAGCTTGTGCTTCTTCTTTTGTTTTAATTGCACCATCTACTTTACTGATCCATTCATCACCGTAATGATTATCGCCTACAACCCATACTTCACCAGCATGACCTCTTAGGTAAAACTGTCTTCTCTCTTCGTGAGTAAAAAAGTTTTTGCCCCAGTTAGTCGCTGTACAGTATTTATATGCCATAGTTGCTTCCTCCTTTTACTTGTTTATAACTCATTTTAACTTGTAGTTAAAGTAGTAACTTCAAAAGTTGTTAAAGTAAACTCTTCTGTTGCACCTGTAGTAGGTGGAGCATCTCCACCAAAAACTAAACCTGCAGATTGTGTTGATTTTCCTGCTCCTGCAAGTTCACCTCTGTTTGTTCCTAAATCACCTGTTTCTGTCCAAGATGTTCCATCCCATAATTCTGTAAGTCCTACATAAGGATAACCACCTGCAGCCACTGCAGCAGTTTGAGTTCCAAAACCTGCTAAAGTACCTGTGCTTCCAGGTCTACTCATATCGGTTGTTTCAGTCCAAGATGTCCCGTCATATTCTTCTGTATAACCACCAGGAGGTCCACCAAAAGCTAAAGCTGCAGTCTGAGTTCCAGCTCCAGCTAAATTTGCTCTTCCATTATTTAAATCTCCTGATTCTGTCCAAGAAGAACCATCATACTCTTCAGTTAAAGCTGGTCCACCTGATCCTCCATAAACTAATCCTGCTGTTTGTAATCCATTTCCTGCCATCCCATGTCGTGCTGTATTTAAATTTCCTCCACTTGTCCAAGATGATCCTCCAAATTCTTCTGTATTAGCAACTGAGGCAGTTGAGTATCCACCAGCCGCAAAACCTGCAGTTTGGGTTCCTCCTCCTGAATTTTGTCTTCTTGCTGTTGATAAATCTCCTGTTTCTGTCCAAGAAGTACCATCGTATTTTTCAGTCTTAGCTTCATTACTTGAAGTATAACCACCGAAAGCTACTCCGGCTGGTTGAGTTCCAAAACCTCCCAAATAACGTCTTGCAGTATTCATAGTACCACCAGACGCCCAAGTACCACTTCCTGCTTTTACAGCTTTAAATTGTCCCGATGATGTATTGTAATAAATTTGTCCTATAGATGTTTGATCTTCTGAAAAGTTTTGTACTGGGAAACCACTAAATGTTTTTAAATCAGCCATTGGATTATTTATCCTTTAGCAGCCAACCTTGTGTACCATCAGTATATACTAGAGTTAAACCAGCTCTTTCTATGCTTACAGTTAAGCTTGCTGCAGTTCCCATTATTTTCTCTGAACCATCTGGTGCAATCGTTAAATTGTTTGTATCAAATGTTCCAGCATAATCAATAAATGTAATTTCATCACCTAACGTTCCTGCAGGTAATGTTGCTGTGAAAGCTGCTGATGTTGTATTACAAAAATATCCTTCTCCTGCTGCTGCAGTAAATCCTGAAGTTTTAACAGCTTGGTATGATGTACCACCTGATACTTCAGCAAAAGATAATTGACCAACACCTGTTGTTCCCGAACCAGTAATTGATGCAACTTTTAAAAATCTATCTGCTGTGACATTTCCTGTAGGAAATTTTAATGTATATGATTGACCTGCTGAGTGAGCTGGTGATTGTAATTTAATACCATGTGAGTTGGACTCACAATTTAAAACAAGTGTTCCAGGGTTTGTATTACCCCCTACAACAACTGTACCTGTTCCGTTTGGTGTTGCTGTAATTGCTCCATTTGAACCATCTGTAATTGTAATATTACCAGAGTTCGTTCCTGAGTTTGTATCTAAAACTAAGTCATATGCGCCGCTTGATGTAATTGTTGATGCAGCTGATCCTGTACCAACTACAACTTCACCAGTTCCTTTTGGTGCTAAAGCTAAGTCTACATTTGAATCACTACCGTTTGCAGCTAATTTTGGATCACCGCCTGTTGCAGCATTTGTAACATCTAAGTAATTTACCGCTGAAGATGTTGTACTAAAAAATAATTGTTCGTTTCCGTTTTCATCTCTAATACCGTGAGAGGTATCAAAGTCTATCATGAAAGAATTAGTATCTAAGTTACCACCTAATTGTGGTGATGTGTCATCAACAAGATCACTTGCCAATGCAACAGAAGCTAAATTTGGATTTGTACCATCATCAGCTTTTGCATAAACTAAAGATGTTTTACCATTAGCTACTGCAACAGAATCACCAGAACCTGTAGCATATTTAAATGTTACGGTTTGAGATCCTGAAGTTGCGTTTTTAAGAATATAAAAGTTTTGTACGTCAAGAGGAATAGTTACGTTTCTTCCTGCTGTTAATGATCCTGTAAATTCAATAATTCTATGTGAAAGAGTTGCACCTGTAGCTCCGTCTGATACAGATAAAGTTGTATCACCAGAATCAGATACGGCCTGTGTTGTGTATCCACCTGAAATTTGTTCAACGATACTTAAGTTCGTATTTGTTTTTGTTCCCCACGTTCCCGCATTTTCACCAGTTGCCTGTAGTTCAATACCTAGGGGTGTATATGTCGATGCCATATTAAGCTGCTTCTCCTGTTACGTCGTTATAGCTTGTATTTGAGCCTGTTGCAACATCCGAATATGATGTATTCGAACCCGTTGAAACATTACTATACGACGTGTTACTGCCTGTGTCAATGTTCTCATAAGCAATAATAAATGGTGATCCTACGCTTGTTGTAGCTTCTTGTCCAGTTAATCCTACTACTTGGTCTTTTGGATCTATTGTACCTACAGAACTTGTTGCAGATAATCCAGTTAATCCCATGACATCGGAAGGTGTTAAAGATCCTGTAGAACCTGTAAATGCTATTCCTGTTGGTGCTGCAACAGCAGAACCTAATCCTACTAGTGTCCCTAAACCAGATTCCATTTCTAGTCCAGTTAAAATAGCTGCATCATTTGGAACTACAACAGAACCTTGTCCTGATGTTATCGCAAAACCAGTTAAATTAGCTTCATGTGAAGTTATTCCCTCTGCTGTTCCTTGTGATGAAGTTATAGCTTGTCCAGTGACAGATACATCTTCGTTTGGTGAAACTGCAGTCCCTTGAGCCGAAGTTATAACTTGACTTGTTAAACCTACAAATTGATCTGAAGGATCTATTACTCCAGTCGCTGAAGTGGATGAAACACCTGATGGTGTTACTATTACATTTATAATATTTGTTATAGAACCTAGAGTTGATTGAAATAGAACTCCGCCTATCTCTACAGTTTTTGGTATTACCGGTGATATAGATCCTGTTGAAGCTGTTGATGAAACTCCTGTTGGCACAACTAATGCATTTGCTAAAATTCCTACTGCACCAATATTAGAAGTAATAGATACGCCTGTTAATGAAACTGTTTCGTCTGCAAGATTACCATACTCACCATCATTCCAAGCTTTTGCACCCCATCCGGTTGCAAGTAAAGCGTCTTCATTCCAATACGCTTGACCCCAGGTGAATCGACTCCATCCTGATTGAACCGACATAGTGGTCCTCCTATGCTAATCTTATGATTGCGTTTGTAGCGTCTGCTGTAGGAAATTGAATTGTAAAAGTTCCGTTAGTCGCTGTTTTATCAGAACCAAAAGCGATTGCACAAACAGCTACGTTAGATGCAGATGAATTGTAAATTAATGCACCGTTAGCTGTAAAAGAAGCTGATGAATAACTAACATCACTGAAATCGCAAACTGCAGTCGTGCTTGAAGCTACTGGAGTTACGCTTGTTAACGTAGCACCACCTGATGTGTATGCAGTTCCAGATGTGTTTGTAATTTCTTCTGAAGTTGAGAACGCTGTAGTTGATGCGCCTAATGTTGCGTCACTATCATACAAAGCAATTTTAAAAGTGTTACCACTTGTTGCTGTAAAATTGTGAACGCCTTTTAAAACTTCTACTTTAAAACTTGTACAAATTGCCGATGTTATTGCCATAATTTATCTCCTAAGGGTTTGCTGAGGTTATTGGTATTCTGACTGTACCATCTGTATAGTCATCTCTTCTTCGTCTTCCAACCTGCTCGTTAGCAAACTTCTGTACCTCTTGTGTATACTTTTGCTCGTATAATGTCAACATATCTGCTGGACCTTTTAAGAAGCCATAAGTCTCTGCTAAACAGCAGTATAATAGGCCATTTGGGAAGTTTAAACTAACATAGTTTGTAGTGTTATCTGAAGCTAAAGTAGCTGGCATTTTATTATAGTGTACTCTAAATTTATATGTGCTGTCTGGTGTAGGGGAAAGAAATATACGTCCAGAATTAGTATCTCCGTCTCCAGTAGCTGCACCAAACATAGCATAGTATTTTGGTTTAGCTCTCTTTGATGATTCTGTTGATGGAGAATATTCTTGTAAATAAGTAACATCTTTCTTTTCTAACCAACTATTTGCTCCTGTCGTAGCACTTGTAGAATCGTATACTTGTATACCTCTAATAAATAAAGCTCCTCCTGGAGCATTTATTGTTTCTTGTCCTGTAACTAAATTACCTGTTTGTTGTTTTCTGTCCGCATCAATAGGAACATCTCTCATTATTCTATATTGAGCATTCAAAATAATATTTTCCAATTGATCTGTAGATAAAACATTTGAATCTACTTCTGTGTAATTTCTAATTTGTGTAACTAAAGTGGTATAACTAATTCCTGCCATTATGCTTCAATCGTGACCGGTCCTGCAGATGCAAGGCCACCTCCTCCTGTTCCCGAAAACAAGGCATTTGTGCCTGCCCCGAATGTATAATTATTATCATCTGTTTTAGTAATTGTAAATCCTGATGAATTTGTAATTGTTGTTGCCGCTATGCCACCAACAGACTCAACGGTTCTAAATCTAACAGTATCTCCGTTTGATCTTCCATGATCAGGTTCATTAACAGATATTGTTGCAGAGCCATTTGTTGCAGTAAAAGCATTTAAAGGTAAAAGTCTGGGGACTGCTGTTTCAGTTCTAGCCGGTCTTACATTACGCAAAGATATTGAATCACCATTCATGGGTTTTGGTTCTAATTGTGGTTGTTTAGGTTCAAATTCAGATACATGAACAAAGGAACCATTCCATTCTCTCACCATTTCTTTATATGGAAATTCCATACCAGATCTGTCTGATATTGCTTTTGCGTATTTACCTGTTGCAAATTTAGCCATTATGATCCTGGGTAGTATGCTTTAGGCGTAATATATGTGCTTGAAGCTGACCCATCCTCTGCTAATGCTCTAGCTAATTCATCTTCATATATTAATTTCATAGCTTGAATTAACTCTGGTTTGTATTTTTGTGATAAATAGTATGAAAGTCCAGATACCATACAAGGTACAAATCTAAAGGGTAGATCTGTTGCATTTGTATAATCACCTACATCTTGTATTCTTTTAATATAATAAATATGCATATCTTTTGATGCATTTGTAGAATCTGGTGTCGGATAAACATGTATTCTAACTTTATCTATAAATCTCTCTACCCAATATTGATTAGGTGTTCCTTTTGATAATTTATTAGAAAAGGCTGCGTAAGTAGATCTATCTACTTTTGTCATTGGTGAATCTGCTTGTGTAGTTTGAGTTCTATTAGATCTTAGTTGTGCTTCCAAAACATCAGATATTCCATATACACCGCTCGGTGTAGAGGTTGCACTTGTGCCATCGTCAGATGATCTAAAAAAATCATAATCTGATTGTCCTTCAATTAAATCAATATTAAGATCAGCTATTTCCCAATAGTGAATACCTCTGTTTCCCCATTCTTGAAATAAAATATTAAGAGATCTTCTTGCTGATTTTAATTGATAACCGGCTACGTTTTGTAATCCAATACGTTCAAAAGACTCTTCTACTATTTCATCAATAGCAAAAGTTTTGTCAAACGTGGCTGTCCCCGAAGTGGTATTAGCCATTTACTACGCTCCTGTGATTGTCATGGTAACACTTCCGTCTGTTCCAGATGATTGTGTTAAAGTTGCACAAACTCCGTTTTCAAACAAAATACCAGAACCGGGAATCATAATATCTAAACCTTCTGTTTCAAATTTATAAGTAGCTTTTAAATTACCAGATGCTGCAGCTCCTGTTGTTGCTGCGTCATGTAATAATAAAACCGAACCGGCCTCACCTCTTCCTTGAATTGATGTAACTCTTGTTCTAGCTGCTCTTAAAACAGATATAGCTCCAGTAGTTTTATTAAGTGTTGTTTGATCTGAATCCATATTTTATCTCCTATTAAAGTGTGGGTCCGAAGACCCACACTAATTACTTATTAACTTACTGCCGCGCTAAACGGAGTTGCTGGTGTTCCAGTACATCCTGAAACTACCTCAACTTTCCATTTGCCGGAAGCAAGAACTTCACAAACAATTTTTGAAAAAGTAACTCCACCTGTAGTAGTACCGTTTAAAGTAATAGTATCAGATGTTGAAGCTGTTTCAAATCCAACAACGTTATCAGAAGTGTCATCAATAAATAATGCACCACCGATCATAACGTCAGTTGCATTAGCAACTTGTACAACTAAATCTCCAGTCTTCGTAATTGAATTGAAGATTTCAAATTTTGCACCGACATTACTTAAGTTGTTTAGGTCTGCTCCTGGTCCTGCAATTGCAGAATCAGAATTAGCATTAGTAGCTGGTAACGTATAAGTTACTGCTCCTGCCGCATCGTTGTGTACAATTCTTCCAGCATGTGTGTCCACTGTAAGTGACACGCTAGAATCTGCGTCTACAACGTTACCTGGTCCTGTGTTGAAAAATCCTGCTTTGGATACAAC